ACGACGATGATTCTGCCGCTTTCCTAGCAGCAGTTGAGAAATGCAAGAACAGCATTTTTGATGCTCCCGATCTAGTATATGCTCACGATGAAGGAACAATCTTACGTAGAATACTAAATGTTTTCTCTATCCGCCCAACAGTTGTTAGCATTGCATCAATCAATCCCAACCCAGTCGTACTAACAACACTCAGCCTTTCACCTGCCACCTATTCCCAAATCACAACAGTGCCAATGGTCAACCTAAGACTCCCTCGCCCAATCGTTGGTTCTCAAAACCTTGTCTCATCCATCAAACTCGCCGAATCACTCAACCAACAACAATGGTTCATTGATGGAAAGACACTCGTACCCAAGACCCAATCCATCATCTATTCTCGTGATGTAATGTTCTTCCACGTTGACAGACGCTATAAATCATTCAACTACACATTCGTACACCGCCCTCATGTATTCACTGGTCTCCCACCATCTCTATCCGGACTCGACACAATCAACGACATGCCAGTTGAATTCGAATACGGACTCGATATTGGTCACGAATCATTTGATCTTCGTTCAGTTGTATTCGTTGAAATCACCAGTGTCAAGAGCGGAGCCGAAACATCCCGCATCATCACTGGTTGCTCTGCCGGTATCGTCCAACTACCCAACGCCGAACGTGGAATAATCACACCAAGCTTCCTCCAATATGATCCTCAAGGTGCAGCATTCCAACACCGTGTAGAAGGTGAATATGTTTCATATTCCCCAGTTGCAGTCCTCAAACAACATCCCCGTGCTGATGTTCCTGAGCGTGCTTTCCACACTCTTGCCCAACGCCGTGGTACAATCTTCATGTACGTCAAGAGACATTAGATGTTTAATTTTCGTGTTGTTTAAATTTTTATTATTTTTTTCTTAATCATTAAAAATTAAGAAAAACTAAAAGATGTAAATTTTATACAGTTTATTTATTTTATCTTGAAGATTAAAGATGAAAAAAAAATAGTTTTTTTCATCTTTAATCTATAAGATAAACATCGTGTTACACACGATGTTTATCTTGACCACATTGTTGTAATACTTGGTAATGTTCTTCTTCCAGCATTTGAAACATTCATTGGTCTATCAATAGGTTTCAATGGTTCATTAATATCTTTTAAATAACCATAATATTGTTTAATTTCTGTTAACATATCAGGAATGATGAAATCAACTAATTTTTTATTTAAAACTTTAACTTGATGGACTACTTTTTCTTTTCTAAAATTACCATACATTTGGTATACACCTCTCATAGCAATAATTAAATCAGCAGCATCCTGGTCTTCATCCATAATAATTTTATTATTTGTTCTGGAAGCAATTTCAATCTTTATTAATTTTTGAATTCTCTTAATATTATGTTCACTGAAAAATAATTCACCAACAGGTTCATCTGAATAGTCATTACGAGAAAAAACACCTTTTAATCCAACTTGATATTCTTTTCCTGCATATTTGGAATGTTCTTGAGATAATTCATGAGGTAATTCAGAGTATAGAACTTTACCAAAATCAAATCCAGTTGTATGTTTTGGTAATTTAGTATTTGCTGGATTATAATATGTTGCGTACGCGAAGTTTAAATCTGTCATAAATAATAAAATAATAATAGATATTATTTTATCAATTATTAACAAAACTATTTTTTTCAATGTATAAAATATAATATATATGTTGGATTTCAGATATTTATTAATTTTTTCATTAGTTATTATATTAGTAATCATCGGAATGGCTCGAACTTATAAAATCGATGAAGAATTCAACCCTGATAAAATATACTATTTTGACAATAATGCAACAACATTTATATATGATCAAGATGTTATTAAAGAAATTAATGATTGGTTAAATTCAGGTAATCCATCAAATAATTTACATATTGCTGGAATATTAGCCAAAAGAAAGATAGATGAAAGTAGAAAAATTATTGCTAATGATCTAAAAGTTGAACCTGAAGAAATATTTTTTACTGGAAATGCTACGGAAGCAAATAATATTTTAATTCAAGGAATCATTAACAAACAATTAAAAAATAATACAGAAACATATACTATTATTACAACAAATTTTGAACATCCAAGTGTTTTAAATATTTTCGAACATTACAAAACAAACAATAGAATTAATGTAGTATATATCAAAATAAAAACAGATAAAAATGATAAATATTACGGAAGTATTGATCCGGAAGATATTGAAAAAGCAATCAAAGAATCTAAACATAAAGTTATTTTAATTAGTATCATGTATGCTAATAATGAAACTGGAGCAATACAAGATATGAAAAAAATTGGAGAAATTGCGAAGAAACATAATATATTTCTACACTCTGATATTACACAAGCAATCGGAAAATATATCATTCATCCAAAGGAATTAAATATTGGAGCAATAACTTTTTCAGGTCATAAATTCCATGGACCAAAAGGTATTGGTTGTTTATACATGAAAAAACAATGTCATATTAATGGTATGTGTTATGGAGGAGAACAAGAGAATGAATTTAGACCAGGAACTGAAAATACACCATTCATTGCTGCGATGGCATTAGCACTTAAAAAAGCACATCAAAATAGAGAATTAAAATCTTCAGAATTGGAGAAATTAAGAAAATATATTAAACAAGAATTAGAACCAATGGATGTTATTTGTATTGAACCTAAATTTGGAATATTACCAAATACATTATTATTAGTATTAAAAGGAATTGACACTTGTAATAAAAATTTTGCCAGAGAATTATCATCAAGAATGCATATTTGTGTTGGTGTTAGTTCAGCATGTCAAACGAAGAAAAATTCACATGTATTAGAAGCCATGAAAGTTGAAGAACAAAATAGAGATAAAATCATCAGAATTTCTATGTCAGATTATACAACATTTGGTGAATGTAAATATTTAGTCAAATGTCTTAAAGAATTACTCCTCAAACATCGGAGAGTATAAATGTTTTTTTCTTTTGAAATTTTTAAATAAAATTTCAAATAATAATTTTTAAATCATATAAGTTTCTAATAAATCGCTATCATCCATCTTAGCTTCATTGGGTTTATAATTTTGTTTAATTGGTTGTAGTTTAGAAAATTCATATAAATTGCCAACTTGTACTTGGATACGAGTAATGTTATTTCCAGATTGGGAATAAACAGAAGCAATACCGTTATTTGTTCTAATAAATTGAACGAATTTGAATACACCAGCTTCTTCTTCATAAACGATTAAGTCGCCTTTGTTAAAGTTTTTACCTAGTTTATTTATATCTTCGTGTTCTTGTTTCGTTAGTATTGTTCCAATTCTGTTATTCATAAATTTAGATAAATAATTTTCAATACATGAACGAATTATATCTTTCTTATTAAAAGAAGCATTATTTTTGGCTGCAACAGCAAATTTATTAATTCTTTCAATAATATTTTGTGTCTCATCTCCGGGTTTAATACCACCATTGTCGACAAAAGTATTTCCTAAATTGTTCATATTAATAGTATCTATCAAAGCATCAATAATTTTATTAGTGATTTCATCATCAGATGGTTTATTTGGTTCATTAAACATTGAACCAATAATCTTATGTTCTTTGACTGAACTACCAATTGTAATTGATGCTTGTGGTATATCTTTAAATTTACTATCTATCATAACTAGGAAACCATAATTCGGTATGTAATAACTAATATTATTGATAACATATTTCCAATAACTAGTTACGTTACTTGTTCCAGATAGATCTTTAATATATATATTATCACGTAAGCTGAAGTTATTAATATATATACCATGTTTCTGCATTACACAAAAACTTGCCATAATTTGGAAGATAATGGATTGCCAAATATGGTCTGGATGGAATCCAATATTAATCATACGTCTGGAATTACCGACATTAGCATATTCTTTGGATGCCCATTGAAGTAAACTATATGTTGGTGCTTCTGTTAAAGCTGTTAAAATATCGTTGGCATATGAGTTGGGATTATTTACAATTATATTTGTATTATCTTCTTTAATAATTTGTTGTGGTTTATCAGAAGGAGTTTTTGTTTTAATTTGTTCAATTTCATCGAAATTAATTGCACTATCTTTACATAAAGTATAACCAAACATCATAACAAAATTAGGTGATTCTTTGCGTTTGATAATATTTTCACGGACATATTCGTAATACATAATTTCACGCCAAATTTCAGAATCATAAATTAGTGATTTATCAGAACGATTGATTTGCATTTCACCTTGTGTTAGACGGTATAATCTTAAATTCATACCAATTGAATCTTTTGCACATATAACAGTATCCATACTTTGACTTGCGAAATCACGTTTAATGGGATAACATGATTGGAATAATAACATATTCTTTGGTAGTGAAAAATAGGGATTGTTTTTAAGAACATCATCATTTATCGAATGATATGGATTTAATTTAGTTGTTTTTAATCTATCATATAAACTTACATCTCCTCCTCTAAATGGTATTATTGCTCCATCTTTACCCATTAAGATAACATTTTTAATGAATGTACCTAATACTAATCGATCAGAGATTGTATGAACTGTATTTGGTAAATGTTTCAGTGGTAAAACATCTTCATAAATTCTTCCAATACTTCCATGATTTTGGTGTGGATTTTGATCACCAATGACTAATTGATTGACAACATTAATTGGTGCTTGGAATGTTCCTAATGGTTGGGTTTGATTTGGAACTTGTGGATATGCTGATGGATATACTGTTGCTGTGGGGAAGAATTGTAATGGAGTGGGAGCAGGTTTTTTGGGTGGAGGTGGTTGTGAAACTTGTAGTGATAAAAACGGTTGTGGGGGGTGTTGTCCACTTTTTGATTGAGTTAATTCTTTTTGTTCCATTGGTATTGATGGATTATTGTCATCCACTTGAAACATTGGAATTGTTTTCTCACCACCCCCCATTAAAAAAAAAAATCCTTATCCTTTACAATTTTGTATTTACGTTGTTTCTTTGCTCCACCTTGTAGCATTGGAATATTCATCGGTATGGCAACCGGCATTGCTCCAGACATAGCTGGTAAAGTTGGCGTACCAGATTGCATTTGAATATTTTGGATTGGCATTTGTTGAGGTTGTTGCATCATCGCCATCATAGCAGGATTCATTTGTTGAGGTTGTTGCATCATTGCCATCATAGCAGGATTCATTTGTGCTACTGATGAACCTAATGATTTATTCATTTGTTGCATATTTAACATTGGATTTTGTTGGGGTGCAATTTTAGCAACAGCAGAACCTAGAGCAGCAGTCATTGCTGGTTGTTCTGATTGCATATCAAATGGATGCTGTGATATTAAATTCATGAATTCAGCTGGTATATCTAACCCCATCTGTTTGTTAGCATGTTCGAAACCAACAGGAACTTGTAATAATTTATTTCCCATTTGTTGCATCTGTTTTGGCATTCCCTGATTTTGTTGTATCATTCCTTGAGGCATAATATTTTGAAGTTGTGCCATGGCATTCTTAGGAGCTTCAGAAATAGAACCTAAACCCACTGAGTCAGCAACACTTCCCAAACTTTTCTTAAGTTGTTTCCATTTCTCACTGGCATATTCACTTAGTTGTGAACTAGCGCCTCCAGAACTAACACTTATTGATGAGATTTTGTTATCTTCATCATCAGATGCACTACTTTCACTGGATGTGCTGCTATAATTTTCACTATCTGATGTTGATACTGATGATTCTTCTGACGAAGATTTTTTAATATTGCTTTGTCTCTTCATTTGTGTTTTCTTTGGTTTCTTTTTCTCTTGTTTCTTATTCTTTTTCGGTTGTTTCTTTATTTGCTTCTTCGGTTGTTTTTTAGTTTGTTTAGAACGAGATAATTCAGCTGGTTTCTCTTCAGCTTCTTTATTATCTTCATCTTCAGAATCTTCTTCGTCTTCATCATCAGAATCATCTTCAGTTTCAATTTGATCCTCAATATCTAATTCACTAAGGTCTTTTTTCGCCTTTTTCTTTTTCGCAGTTTGTCTATTTTCAATTTCAGTTTCAGTTGGTGTTATATCATCGGAATTAGGAATGATTGGGGATTCACTATCATCACTCATCTTTTGAATTATAAATTCTAAAAAGAAATTATTTTTAAGCAATATATATGATGTGATTAAATTAATTCATTACTATATTAAATCAAAAAATATTTTGATTTAATTATAAGTTTCAATATCTAAATTCTTTAAAGAAATCATCAGTTTCTAATATATGTTTTGGTGTTGTATATTCATCGTTAACGAGTAATCGACCTTTTTTATGTACTTTTACACTATTACTTTGATATTTTTTTGGAACGACCCGGAATATAAATTCAGGAACTTCTTGAGGAATATGTTTATTATCTTTAACTATTTCTGGTAGGAATCTTATCAATGTATTAAAGAAATAATGAATATCATAATATTGATGTTTATCAGATGTAATATTAGATTTCTTTGTCCAATCTTCGTGGACTTTAACATTATCAACAACTCCATCTATACATGCAAAATCAAAATCACATAATTTTGTTATATATCCAATATTTGGAACATTGTATTTTTTATCACACACTTCATATAGCATATTATGTGTTTTTTTAATTTTTTGTACCAGTATATTATTGGCTTTCATATCATTATGACGAAATTGAGGATATTTTTCTTGAATAACTGCTAATACAGAAATTATTTGAAAAAAGAAAACTTTCCAATGAATTAACTTAAAATTATTATATCTGTTTCGTAGAAAATCCAGGAAATCACCACGGTTTGCCCATTCACTTAATAATATGGAAACTGTTTTTTCATAATGACCATTTTTAGCTCTTTCAACAAATTCTTCATATTTTTCAACATTATGTGTTATATAACCATAATTTGACATTGCTAAAAACATTTTAATATCTGTTGTAAATGTGATAATTGGTAAAATAATATGAGGTGTTTTATTTTTCATCACGAAATAACTTAATATTCTTAACATCATAATTTCTGCATTTTCAGGTCTGGTAATATTTGTAATTGCGCCATATGTTTCTCTTTTAGGATATGCTGAAACTTTCATAGCAAACTTGAAAACTGTTTCATTTTCTTTTATTATTTCTCCCATAAATGTATGTCCAGTTGCTCCACTTCCTATATAATGTAGTCTTGCCCCAATTTCTATTAAAAATTTAAATAAATTAATTTTACGTTGATTTAACATATATCGTGTATCATTACTATTACATGAAACATGATCACCGTGTTTTGATAATGGTTTCAAATATTGTTCAGTTGCTAAATCATCTGAATTTATAAGTAATTGCATATCTTCACGTTTTAATATTTTTTTAATTATTGACATATCGTAATATTCTAATTCTTTTTGTTCCGACATTTATATTATTATAATACTTACTATTAATATTTTAAAAAAATTCATTTTTATATTATTTCAGTAAAAAAATATTTAATAATTTATTTTGTTCAGTATTCATATCAATATTCAATGTTTCTTTTTTAATTCGTCTTATATTTAAAATTGGTAATTTTGGAATACATTGCCAAAACATATCTTTATTTGTCACATCTAGTTCAAAATTAATTGGGAATAAATCACCAACATCATCACTTTTAGTTAAATCATCATATTGTTTCGGTAATAGATATGAAAGTTGTGGAGGTAATACACATAATAATTGTGTTAATGGAAACAATGGTTCGGTAGGTTCAAAAGTAATTGAATTAATATTATATTTCTGCGATTTCACAAATTTACTCAAGTCTGAAATGAATGGTGAATGTAAATAAGGAAACATCCATTCCCATGACGGACATTCGTGAAAATAATATTTTGTAATCCATTTTATACCATCCAAATAACTTTTACAAATTTCTTTAATTGTTTGTTCTTGACTTTCTAATGAATGGAAATGATGTTCATAATATCTAAATTTCCAGTCATCAAATGATCCAATATGTTTTTGAAATATATCAGTTGATTTAATTGTTTTCATACTATCCAAAAGCCATATTTCTCTTTCGCATTGATTATTAAATTTTGGTTCTATTGAAAGTTTATTTTCATTATAACTTTCCATCCAATCTTTTTCTAAATTTGACAAGTGAAATAGAAAATCATCTAAAAATATCATATTAATCGATATATCATTTTCATCAACTTTTACTAATGATGATAAATTTTTTATGTAAGCATTGGCATAGGAATCTAAAATCATTTCCATTCCAAATTTTTTAATATCAATCGTTGGAATATGTGGTAAAAAATCATTACCAAGTAAAAAACATATTAATATTACATCTGCAATATTGTTTTTATTATTTTGTGTTTGTTGTAAAATATGTTTTTCTGCTTCATCAGATATTCCAATATGATTGGAAATTCTTAAAATATTGGAATATATTTGTTCATTGAAACATTTAATCAATGTATCGATAGAAACATATACATATGGATTTAAACCCGATGTAATTAATGTATGTGAAAAACAACTATTTTCACGTATCAGCAATATATTATTTGACATGGATGCCATTGCCAAAAAAATTAAATCAGCATCTAATCCATAAACTACTTTTGTTTTACTATTTTTATTTTTTTTAATATAATTAAATATTTTATGTTCACCTTCACCCGGAGTATGATATGATGAATAAATTACTTGTTTTGATGGTGTTTTGTAAGATTTTAGAAACTCTAAAATCTTAATATGTAATTTTTCCATAAATTCTGTCCCTGGAGTGATGGATGCGTTTGTCCAATGGTTACTTTGTTGTATGTTGTATTTTTTTCTAATTTCGTCTTTTAATATATTTTCATGATACGATTTAAATCGTCGTTGTCGTTGCTGATTAATTTTTGCCATCGGCGCAACACCATCAACAGCAACATATATTTTCTCTATTGGTTTCACATACCTAATTAATATATCCAAATCTTTGATACATTCATTAATCATTTTTATTTCAAGTTCTTCAATTGAAATAACTTCTTTCATTTCATTTAAGATTCTTAAACATGATGGATGCAACATACAATTCGCATCAACATATAATTCATCTATTGGCTTATTTAAAGATTGTAATAGTATGGTAGGTGATGAAGTATTTTCATAGGTATTTTGTTTATATTTCTTCAATATCCAACCAAAAAAGCCTGGAATACCCATATTAATTAAGTAATGTATTTAATACTATTATTCTTTTTAAGTTTCATTTTTTTTAACTATACAAAAATATTTCTTTTGATAGAATATATAATTATGTCATCTCTCAGAAAAACCGAATTATCCAATGAAGTTCGTGAAAAACTCGAAGCCCTTCTAAATCAAAGTGGTGGTGTAAAAAGAAAAAAAGCCAGTAAGAAAGTAAGCAAGAAAGCCTCCAAGAAAGCATCTAAGAAAATGCATGGAGGTTCAGTCGAACCTTCAGCATGTGGAGCACAAGAAGGAGGAAAGAAACATTCCAAAAAAGCCTCAAAGAAAGCTTCCAAGAAAGTAAGCAAGAAAGTAAGCAAGAAAGGATCAAAGAAAATGCATGGAGGTGATGCTGAACCCAGATGTGGAGCACAAG